AAATTACCAACAGTTACAATGCCACCAAACGTAGAGTTATCATCAGCAGTTAAAGCTCCAACTGTTAAATCAGCATGATCAAAACCAGTGCCACTTGTATTCATTGTTGTTGTTGGTTCTGCTTGTAACAAATCGAACAAGTGATATTCACCATCTGAGGCATCTCTTATTAGACCTGTATAAGTATCTTGAGAACCGCTTGGATCACATAATCCATAAAATCCAATATCTACTGTATCAGCAGAGCTATTTCCACTTGCTAATTTTATTAATGGATCTTCCACAGTAATAGTCGCAGTATTTACAGTTGTAGTAGAACCCGATATAGTCAAATCACCACTGACAACTAAATTTCCAGAAACTGTAGTATTACCACCTGTAGTTATGCTAAGTTTGTTAGAACCTAGATAATTAATTTCAAAGCCAGTTCCATCTCCTACTAATATATTTGTTCCAAGTTGCCATCCTAAAGTATCTGCACTATTAGTGAAATCTATATGACCAGCATAAGCAGTATTATTACTACGCTTTATCGTAATTGTTGGGTCACTTGATGAAACTAAAAAATCGCCAGTAGTTGTAATATCTCCAGAACTTATAGTGCCAAGATTAGCTAAATTATCTCCAGTCGTATTGGGTGAAAGAGTAGTATTTACCCTATTCCATGTATTTTCTCCTTCTACAGCAGTATCAACATAACCCTTATTAACTGCGTGAGTATCAGCAGAAGGATTAGATACAGTTATTGTATCGCCAGTATTATATGTTACTAGTTTTTTCCAACTCGCCATTTTCTTTTTCTACTCGCTTTTCAAATTCTTTAACTAACCTATCTATTATAGGAGCAACTAATTTTGCATCCTTTCCTTTGATATTACTAAGTTTAGATGCTTGTATTAGAAACATCAGCTCATCTGCGTTTAACCGCATTAAGACATTCTAACCCATATTTGTCCACTAGCATCATCGGTGTCAATTACAAAAGATCCTATACCATCACCATTTGTACTTGAGTCTGGAGTAGAAGTGCCAACATTTACAGTAGCTAAATACCCATAAGGTGTAGCACTAAAAGTTGTAGCACCAGCAGATCCACTTTCAGTTGCCGCGCCTACTGCCCAACGACCACCACCTGAACCAAGTGTATTAGATTCATCCCAAAATAATGCTGTATTAGCATCATCACCACGTTCAATAACCAAACCAGCATCTTCAGATGCGGTGCCAGTCGCATTACCATTTAAAACAATTGCATTGTCATCAAGGCTGATAGTTTCAGTATTGACAATCGTTTGTGATCCTGATACAGTAAGATTACCATTTACAGTAACATTATCACCACTCAAACTAAGTGGCGTACCAGAAGATGACTTAATATCATTACCAGTTACTTGTAAATCGCCAGTTACTTCAGTAGTATCGGCAGTAATTTTAATTTTTGCATTAGTAACATTATCTATCATCTCACCATTACCAAAAGTAACATTATTACCAGTAACAATTAAATCGCCATCTATTGTAACATTATCTGGAAATCCTATTGTAATTGAATTACCAGAACCATATGTCTTTATTTGATTTTCATTTTCACTTAATACAGTAAGACCAGCAGCTGTTGCCGTAGCAGTACCGCTTCCAGTTACCACATCAAGTGAATCCCATTCAAGTGCAGTTGCAGCTGTATTCATTCTTAAAAATTGATTACCAGTTCCTTTTGCCAACGATCCAGTTTCACTAGCCGCATCTTGAAACAATACTTCTGGAGTAGCAGTAAATGATCTATCTCCAGCTCCAGTTGCGTTTAAGTGATCAGCTAAAGCTGATGTTTGCGCTATATGGTTTGCACTATCTTCTGTAACTATCTTTTTCCAACTAGCCATTATTAACTCCTTACTTTATTAATTCTCTTTTTTTAAGTAATCTATCATGTACTTCTCTTACTTTAGCAATAGTATCTGTAGCTTGAGCAACATCTCTGCCAGAGTACTGAGTCTCCAATAAGACCCTAAGTAATAATTCTGTATCATGTATAGAAAATTCCACATTTGGTTGATTTTTTATATTAACCTCAATACTTTTTGGCTCCATATCTATTTTACTCATTAGCTAGAATATCCTAAAAATAAATCTGTTCCATCATATCTCAATACTCCTGCTGTAACTGATCCAGGAGAAGTTGAATAGAATTGGACCGAGCCAAGACCCATTTCATCTAATTTTTTATTTGCATCTAAAACAACTGCTTTACTAGCAACAGCAGTTCCTGGGATAGAGCCATCTAGATAATTCAATTCTACTGCAGAAGATGTTATATCTGAACCACCTTGCAATAATAATGCACCAGATACTGCACCTACTCTAGATGTGCTAACAGATAATGCACTTAAAGTTCCATCTCCATCTCTTACAGTACCTACACTTGACTCTACACCTCTTTCAAGATGAAGAAGTTGCATATATGTATCAATTATTCTTTGACCTGTTAATGTTACACTCATATTAACTCCAAGCTACTTTCAATTCACTCCATATTCTTTTTTCAGTAAAATAAAGAGGCACTGCTTCTAATATTGCCCATCTATCAACATCAAGTCCAATCATAGGATTGCTTACACTCCAAGTAGATGATGTTTCAATATTAGAAACATTCCATGTGCTAGATGTTTCAACAACCGCTTCAGTTATGGTAGAAGATGGTGCTACTTCTTCAACTGTCCAGTTAGCTTCAGCTTCTACAGTAGTTGTATTCCAACTCATCTAATTGCATATGGACTAGAAGGAATCATCATTCTTCCTCCGCCCATCTTTTTATTTTGATATCTTTGGACTCTTCTTTTAAACTCATTCATGTGGTATTGCATTTTTTCATAATCTTTTTCGCTCTCTGCGAATTTAGATTTAACGTAATCAACAACTGCTAAAGCTAATTGATTATCCACATCTAATGTATCAGTTTCATTAGTAGCTTTAGTAATAGCATTATCTGATGCGTCTTTTAATCCTGGTGATTTAAGAAATTTAATCTTAATACCAGCTCTGCCATCAGCAGCCGCTGTTATTGATTCATCAGGACTTATAAATTTTCCATTTACAGTCTTGCTTTCTACTACAATTGCTAAATTTCTTCCGAAGAGATAATATCCGTATTTACGCATTATGCATTATCCTTATCATCTGTATTAACATTTATAATTCTTTGTATCTCTACATATTCTTCTTCATCAGTATCATATATAGATATACTTTTCATTACTTCCATTTCAGGAGGGAATGGATAAAATCTAGTATCTTTTACTAAGTCAAGAGTCCCAACTACCATATTATCTTCAATCAGTAATTGTATCTCCTTTAATGCATCATCTATATATGCCATAGCATAACCAGAATTTGTAGTCGGAACTCTTTCCATTACTTCTTTTACTGTCATTAGTCTACCATCGCCTTTACTTCAACATAAACTGCTTCTGAAGCAGAAGTACTCATGTCAAAGTCATTTAAGTTATCAACTGCAGACCCAAAAGGAGCAGTTAGAACTATTGATTGATCTGGATATAAAGATATAAATCCATTTGCAGATGTTCCTCCTATCCCTATCATTAATTTAGTAGTAGCTGTACTTGCAGTAGCTTTAGCTGAATCTTGATAACCACTATGCTTTATCCATATTAATTTCGGACTTGCTAATGATTCCATTGCAGTATCTCCACTTGCGGCAGCTACACTACTTTCATCGGTCCAAGTTGTAGTGTCGTTGTTTAAAAGTTCAAAGTCACTTGAGCTACCTAGACCACTCGCTAACGCTTCACTAGTTCCTACATCTGAAACAGGTGCATCGTTTGAAGCTGCGTGTCTATGATATACTGATGCGCTACTACCAACCTTTACTCTTGTTGTTGCCATATTATATTCTCCTATCCTTTAGGTTGATATGATGCAAATGCTTTTTCATACTCATTCATAACAAATTGTAATTGAGACTGTAACCATTGGTAATCAGTCTGAGCTTTTTGCATCTGTGTATTAAAATCTTGTACTAATGTCTGAACTTCAGAAGAATAACCTCCAAGTTCAGCTTGATATATAGACACATCTGAATTTATTCTTGTTGATTCTTTTTGCAACTCAGCACTATATGCAGATACTTCTGCTTGTGTAAGACCAGATTTCTTAGATATATCAGCTTGATATTTTTGTAATATTGCAGAAACCTCTGCTTGATATTCTCCTAGATTCTGTTGAAACTTAATTTGCCATTTAGCAAACTCAACTTGTAATTCATTGCTATTCCAAAGTGTAACAACTTCATTTAAATCTGCTTGATATTTAGTCATTTCTGCTTGGTATCTTTGCATTTTACTAGCGTACTCTTGAGTTTGTTTTTGCAATTCTTGTGCTTTGTTTTGAAGATCAACATTAGTACTTAAAGACATCTTCTGTATAAGTGCTTGAGTATTCTGTTGAAATTCAGCAGTATCTCTTTGATTTTCGGCTTGATATTGTGCATTCTCTTTATTGAATTGATTTAAAGAGTCTTGAAGGTTTGATGAAAATTCTTGTATCTGACCATTAATAACACTCATCCTAGCGGCTACCATCTCAGGATCTTCGCCTTTTACAGCATCAGCAACCCATTCATTTGCATCAGACCAATCTGGTGGATTCATAACAGGAGGCGCATAGGTTGGAGCAGTTCCATCTAAGGTCATTGTTTGTGCATTATATTCTGCTTGTAATTCCGCATCGCCAATAACAAAAGCTGGTGCTTCTGGGACTGAAGGAGGACCAACGCTAGATAAGTCTAAATCAGCTATAGGAGGGTCGGATATAGGAGTGAATACGGGTAAGCTAACATCATTAGGCATAGCCACAGTTGTTAAACTACTTATTAGGGAGAGAGTAACCGAAGGTGCCACTGGAACACTTGGTAGCGACAAATCATTCGGCAAACTATACCCGACCATTCTTTCTTCTAAAACTTTACAAGATGCAAAATATAAAGGCATTCTATATAATTCTTTAGGAAAACTTGCAATTGCAGATGTTCCTGAATCCCAATTAGATACTGCCCCATATTGAACTATAGATGCGTGTAATCTAGATGCAGAATCTGGAGATGGGATTATTGATAATGAACCATTTGACACATAAAAGACTGGATATTCGTTTGTTGCTCTCCTAAGAGAAGTTGTATCACTTGCATAAAATCTATCTGATTCTTTAATTTCTGTGGCTATTTTACTTCCTCTGCGAACAGATAATACTCTATGAGCATCTGTTATACTTAATGAACCACCACTAGAACCAGAAATAATATTAACCGCTACATTGTTATTAAAAGTTAAAGTTTGATTTGAGTTAGTTGCTGTAGCAGCCGCACTCAATGTAAAAGATGTTGATGAAACAATTGATGCAACTTTTGCTCCACTAGGTATTCCTGTTCCGCTAACAGAAAGACCAACCACTATTTTTGCATTTGCATCATGTGTTACTGTTGTAGAAGTATTTGTTGTATCACAAGTAGCATCTGTAAATGAATTAGATGCAAAAGTTAGTGTACCAACAGAAGATTCTTCTAATCTAATTTTTTCGTAGGGTTGCAATTTAGCTAAAACTGTGCTTCCGCTTTTTACTTGCACCCAATCATTTGTACTATTTTCATATTTAGTAAGACCAACTGCTGAACTACTATCATATACTCTAGCAGTATTAATTATATCTACAGTATCTCCAGAACTAACTGCGTGTGTACCAGCATTACCATTTATATATGTTCCTGTTCCTGCACTTTGCTCAGAAGAAAATAAATGTAACAACTCAGGTCGTAATACAGAAAAACGACTTATAACGTCTTTAATCCCATCAGCTATCCATTGTTCAGCTTGAGTATTTGTAGTTGATCCAGCTAGAGCTTCTATTTGTTGTTTAAATGTTGCCATATAATTCTCCAATGTTGGGGAGGGGAGTATAAAACTCCCCTACACCCATTAACATTACGTTATTTCCAAACTGCGTGAGCTTCTGGCATAACAATATCCAAACCAGCCTCAGTTTGTATGAGGTCAATTCGTCTATCAACACCAGTGTTCTCAAGAGATTGAACACCAACATAGATTGCAGTATCACGATTCACGCCATTACCAATCAATGGTCTATACTTAACGTGCTTCATATTTACAGCTACCATTTTGGCACCACCAGCACCACTGTCAAGATGGATATTTCTAACAAGATTCATATCTCCATAAGGAGTTCTGATCTTAGTCATATCCAATCCAAACTTAACGCTTCTACCAACAATGCTAAAGTCTAAGCGATATTGACCGCCAAGCTGAACATTGCTTTTAACATAACCAGCTAATTTATGAAACCAGTTATATACAGCAGTGCTACACATAAATAATGTAGCATTAGCATTATTATAGCGAGGATCCATCCATGTACTCATATTTTCTAGAAAATCATCAGAAGTAGTTCCACTACCATCTGTTGCTAGATTAAGTGAGAATACATTACCGCTTTGAAGTATGTAATCAACAGCTCCTTGAGTATAACGAGTCGTTCCATCAGCGTGTTTTTTACCAAATAATAACGCTTGTTCGATATCGTATTTATGCTCAATTAGTTTATTTTTCCATACTCTTGCCCATTCATCTGGTACAATTTTCAATGAAGTAGCACGAGCAGTATTGGTCATCTGCATACTAGTTTTGAAGATTTGAGTATATCCCCATACATCTGTGTAAGGTGTATCCTTATAAGTGCTTGGGAATGAAGAACCTTCAGCAAATGCAGAACCAACTACATAACATTTATATTCTTCTTTCAAATCAGCTGCGGCACTCTTAAAAGAGCTACCAGCATCATTTGCAAAACTCCAATTACCTGAAGCAGGAGCAGGTGCACCACGCACTACTTTTAAACCTAACTTCACTTGGTTGCTATCATCTACAGGGTCTACCTTAACTTTACAAACAATAAAGTTTGCGCCATCACCAGCATTGGTAATAGGTATTTTAACCAATTGATCTTTTAAAAAGAAAATTGGTTTTGTTCCTGCAGATCCTGCAGCTACACCTGTTTGACCAGAAATATTTTGTATATTTCCAGCAGATTTATAATCAGCACCCATTTTTACAGCGATATGAGCATCAGCGGCAATTGCGCCACTTCCAATATCGGGAGCATTGGTTGCATAGGTCAGTCCGCTTATAGCGTCTGAACCATTCCATGTTACATATCCAAGAACATAAGCATAACGCTTTTGCCACATGGATCTTTGTTCGAGAGATTTAAACTCTGGATCATCCGTTGGTTTCCTTGAAACTTGATTTAAGAATCTAAAAAACGGGGTTTGATCTATTGCGAGTTCACTTACGGCTCCACCGAAGTTATATCGTCGCCTAAGATCGCCAATACCCGCCCCTCCAGAACCTGGAGAGGAACCAGCAGATGATGGAGCTTGATCGTGAGTACTTAAGTACAAAGGACTATCAGCCATTGTATTTTCCTTTCAGTATGAAAGAAAACACTAATCAATCATCAGCAAAACTAAAGAGGTTATCAACCCCTCCATCTAATGCTTTCAGAGAGTCAAGTACTTGTTTATTTGGGTCTACAGTCTCCTGTGCTACACTGTTCACCGAACTAGTACTTTGAGGAATTTCCCGAACATTTTTCATTTGATTAAGCATATCAGCTTTTGTAGAGTTTGCCACATTAGCGGCTACTTTATCTCTATTTTTTAAATAGTAAATATCATCAAGGCTGATCTTATGATCATTTGCCCAATCCATCATATCGTCAAATTCAGTTTCACTCATATTAGTATCTTGCTTAAATCTGTCAGCTTCATTTGCACGTTGTTTAGTACTTGCTTCTTCAGCTCTATTTTGATTTTCAGCAGTCAACTGTTGATTGACTCTTGTATCTACAATATCTCCAATGGTATGGTTAAAAACCTTGGCAGAATCACTATTTGGTTTAGAGAAAGCCTCTTCCATATCAAATTCAAAATCGTCAGGTAACTCTAGTGCTTCCTTTACGTTTTGTTTATTTCCACCATTTTGTAGGTAATCTTTTACAGTACCTACTAACCCTGGATCATCTTTCATCGTATCCAGTAATGGGATAAAAGGTTCTACATCATCAAGTTGCTTCTTCATTTTTTGAGCTTCTCTTGATGAGTCTTTATACCTTTTTTCCCAATCAGTCGCTTCTACATTGGAGTCAGGTGTTTCTACCTGAGTTACCTCTTTTGACTGTTGAGGGACGTCAGCTTCTTCTTTATCTCCATCGATAATCATGGAATTCACATCATTATCTAGAGCTGAAAAGAAGTCGTCACTGGAGCCAAAAACCGCTTTTTGTGCATCATTCTCAGGCACGTGTGCGCTTTCTGTCTCTGGGTTTGCCAGTTGTTTTTCTTTTGCCATTATTTCCCTTTATTTTTTTCCATTCATAGACTTTTTTATCGCACTGACTTCTAGGGATGCTTGTTTTTGTGCATACTTAGAGTCCTGTTCCATCTTTGAAGCAGCGAGAGCCATCCTACCTTGAGTTTGGGTTACTCCTTTTCTTATTTCTGCTTCGGCATTGCGAACTTTGTCTTGAATACCAGCTTGTACAAGCTGTCTTTCAAGTGTTTCGATGGTTCCATCCTTATCTTTTAACGATTCTTGTAACTGATTTAATTGTTCAGTTAATTGAGCGTATAAACTCTTACGTTGCATAATCTTTTCTTTATTGCGAATATCAGTTTCTGCTAATACTGCAACATCATCTACAACTCCAAGTTTCATCAACTCTTTCAATTCGGCTAGATAAGCCCATCTATTTAAGGGTAGCGTACTACCCGAAACAATTCTTACATCAAATTTTGCGGAGGCATAATCCCTCCATTTTCCAATAGCTTGACCTAAATCATTATATATTGGTACATTAATTTCAACTGTTCTTTCTTCTTGTACTGCAGAAGGCTGAACAATTCTAAAAACTTTATTTGCTTGATATACTGCTTGTGAATATTCTTTCACAACTTCACCAATTTGTTTTAATGCAGGATCAATTGAACCTTTTAACCATTGTTTTACTCTTCTAGTGCCATATTCATCTAAAGCTAACATTCCACGATATGTTTCATGCTGACTTCCTGTATCCCCTTGCATTGAAGAATATATACCTGCCAAGTATTCCATATCGCCTTTACCTTCTTGCACAATAGAATAAAATGCATTAGATAATTGGGCTGGCATTACTTCTTTTGGATTATCATATCCAGAATTAACAGGTAACAAAGCACCTGGGGCAGTAGCATTCTTTTCCCAATAATCTGTGTCTATACTTCCTTCATAGTACATCCATCTCAATGAAGAACCTAATGATGCATTATGAACCATTAATTGATGTGCTTTATTTAATTCTTTTTGTTTTCCAACTAAAGGAGATACTGCGCTTAATGGAAATGGTGTGCCTGTCCATTTATATGTAATTGGTATAATTGGGTATTGACTTATTGGTAAATGTGATTCATATAATGTAACATCACCAGAAACGCAACACAATTTTATACCATCTTTATAAAATTTAACAGCCTCTGTTACGTTCTTTGCAAATTCTTCTTCCTCCATTATTATTTTATATTCTTTTTCACTTATAACTTTGTTTTGAATAATTGTTGCTTTTTTCTGTGCTTCAGCCATTAGTTGTTGTTCTGCCGCTTGAAGTTGTTCTTGATCTAATTTTGCTTGTTTCTCAAGTTCTAGTTGCATTCTTTCTGGAATCATTTCCTGAGCTTCTACTGCTCTTTGCAATTTAACTTGAAGTTCTTCAAAAGCAACTTCCATTTCTTTTTGCATTTCTTCTAACTTGATTTGCACTTCTTCCTGTATTTTTTGCATTTCTTCTGGAGGAGGTAATACTTGATAAAATACATTATAGAATGGTCTTTTTTCACGTTCATACGTTTCAAAATATTCTACCATTTCATCTGGAACACCTTTTTTACCAAATGATTCTGTAACATCTTGAAATTGAAAATCGTTATCATTTAAGGTAGCTTCTGAATAATCAAAATCAGTTGTATAAGTGCTTGATGATCTTTTAATTTTTGCTTCATGCTCAGGCTTTAAATTTATAAGCTGAGTTTTAGTCATAACTTTTCTAACAATAATATGAGAAGCATCCCTAAACAAAGGATCTCTTGATTTAGGATCAACATATACATCAAATGGATCAGGTTGTTGAATTATTACTTCTCCCATACCTCTATCTTGATTTGAATCAACAGTAACCATTAAGTAACCTATGCTCTTTGTTATAGCATCGTTTACTGCATTTCCAAATAATGTAGATCCGCTAGATAAGTTCCATATATAATCAGATATATCAGCAAAGACTGCCGCCACATCTGAATCGCTACCTTCTACACCAACCGCTTGCCACCTCGGATTGGAAGCAGTGGCGTAGAAGTTTAGCATTTCGACAACAGGAATAATTCTATTAATTGTAAATGTAGGCATCCCTTGATCTTCAAGGGTTGTTTTTTCGGTATTAGTTAATTGATTGTCGAGATAAAAATCATATCCCTTTTGATTCACTTTTTGCCAATTTTGTCTATTTGTTGCGTTAATCGCATCAAACATCTCTCTCACTCGTTTGGCTTTTTTATCTTGCCTTTTTGCCATTACGCTACTACCCAACTTTTAGGTTTACTAACATGGCGTTTAAAACCATCCTTTGTTGAAGTAATTCCGTGTGGCGGATGAGCGAATTTACACGCATACGCTAATGCATCAATCGTATCATCGTGTGACATTCGTGGTCCGAATGTAACAATTTCATGTTGTAAATCAAAATGAGATTCTTTTATTTTTAATGCGCCTATAACTAGCCTCTGAGATAACACTCCTTGTATTCTATCCCTTTTACTCATTCTAGTTCCAGGTTTTTCTTCTTTAAATTTTACAGAAAAGTCATTTCTTCTTCTAGATTCACTAACTAATGCTTGAAAAACTGGTCTAGACATTGTAGTATCTTCAACTACAAATAATTGCGGATGATACATATGTGCGTAATCAAACATATAATCTACTATACCTTTTTTACCTTCCCCAGGAATTGCTAATACGGGCAATCCTCTTTCTCTGACATAATCTAAAACATATACAGTATTATCCATATCAACTGCAACAGCCATAATAACAGAAAAGTCAGCTTCCCTTCTCATTGAGTCTGTCGCTGGATCAACTCCTACAAATACATTTACTGGCTTAGCATCGTCTTCAGTAATTATATAATTAATTGCACCTTCTTCATCGTGATTAAAATGACCTCTCCAAAACTTTATATGATTCATATTGAAAATAGAATCTTCTGCCGATTGAACCTCCATCATATACTCTTGATAGAATTTTGCTGGTTGTCCAGAGTCTCGATAAAACTTCTTTTTTTCTTCCATCTTTTCTTTATTGAACCAAGACTCCCAAAGAGGATTACCTTTTTTATCTAATGCTTTATATGTAACAATCTCCCATGCAAAATCTTCCTTATCTCTTTTAGCCTTTTCATTGCTCATAATAAGATTATTAATAAAACTGTCATAATGAACAGGTGTACCATTAATGCGAAGCCTACCAGTATGAGGCTCCAAAGCAGGATAAACAACCGCAGTGATAAGGTTTGCGTTTTTTGATCTAGCTTCTGGAGTAATTGTATTATTCTCATCTTCAAAATCATCCAATACTATTAAGTCATATCTTTTATGAAGTTTTGCTCCTCCACGAATACCAGATATGTTCGATTTACAAATCAGCTTACACCCATTACTTAATTCGACATCTTCCTCTGTCCACTTTTTTCCTTTAAGATTTCCAAAGTAATAAAGAATTTTATCATTAAACTCAAGATGTGTTTTAACATAATCCATATTACCTGTTGCAAGTTTTGCTGTTGCTGATACCCATCCGTAAAATAATGGATCATTTTTTTTAGCAAAACAAAATTTTTGCAATATATCGCATTTAGTAAGAACTGTTTTACCATGACCCCTAGGTAAAATTATAGCTACTTGTTTATTCTCTGGGTCTGAAATTTTATCTGATACCTCATAATGAAAAGGAGGAGTCTCTGATCGCATAAAGTCTTCAGGTAAAAATAGTTTACCAAAAGCAATTAAATCTTTACTAGCAAGTAATAATGCTTCTTCTGCTTTAGATACGTTATTCTTGTTTATGTTCGCCATCAGGTTGACTTAAATCATTTAAAGTTAAAGGATTATCATTTGGTTGTCTGTTTTCATCATCTGCTGTTGTAGGTTCCCATAAATCATCCATACAGGGATCACATATACCGCTTTTGTTCATAGTCGGAGAATCACATTCATGACAATGATATGGAGTAGGCATTATTTAAACCTACTATCTATTAAACATTTACCATAATACATTATGCCTATCCAAATTGATATTTCAATCACTTCTATATAACCAAGAGTATTTAATACACCTATATCCATATTATTTCTTTTTTAAAAATTTTTTTACTGCCATAACGATTTGTGATTTAAGCAAAGCACAGACTATAAGTATAATAACAATTGTCGCAATATCAAGATAATGATTGCCTGAATCAGATTCGATAGTCCCATAAGGAGTTTCTATCTTTACTTTTTCGCTTCGTTCTTTAATTTGCTTTTGCATTAGTATTGGACCGACACATACGCCATAGGAGTGGAGTTGACAACAAGCTCTGGATTGAAGTTAGCTCCGACACCAATATATTCACCCCATACTTTTTTACCACCCTCAATGCTAATAGGCTGCACACCAGACCATATAACACTATCATTAACCATAACATATGCGTGAAAGTAAGCGTCATAATGACCTTCTTCCATTTGATATATATAATATGTAAAAACAGGTCGCCAAGTATTTAAGCCATCTTGTTCAGCATAAGTGCTAAAATATATAGGTATATTATTTTCTGCATCAACAACCCTTCTTTCTATTGTCATATATTGATCTTGACATCCTATATAATAAAAAGTTAAAAACGCAAAAAAAGTTATACATAAAATAAATTCAATTATTGCTTTCATCCCTTATAACTTGCTCATATAATTCTATTGATATTAAATCTTTAGCCGCATCAGATGACAAATTAGTATGAGGGTGTCTATCTAATACTTTCTTAAATCTTTTTTTTAGGTCTACTCCTGACTTAATTGAAGTAAATGATGTTTGAATTTTTCCCAATTTATCTGGAGCATTCGTCATAAAAAATACATCTATAATAACCTATAACGGATAAGATACCTGCACTACCTAAAAGAACCCAACCTATATCTATAAGAATCATTTTGAATATCGGTCTGGCACTTCACGCCCAAATCTTTTTACTCCTGTATATTGATAGTCTTTAACAGCTTGGTCAAACCCTAATATATCATCTGCAAATTTGTTTTCTTTTTTAGACGGAGGAACCCATTGAATTAATCTAAAGGTTCCTTTTTTATCAGGAGACAATTTTAAATCTGCATCTGAAAATTGATTTCCCCAATAATCTGGATTATAACCAGAACTTTTAGGATTTTTTAAATACCATTCAATCACTTCCGAATCTGGGACACTATATTCACCCCCAACTTTTCTTGTTCCAAATTTAGATTCTTTTCTAATTTTCTTCATTGTTTTTGGAGTAAATACTCTCAATGTTCTAGCGGCTGCTCC